GATGTTCCAGACTCTCCAGAGGTACCTGAGCTACCTGATGTTCCAGACTCGCCAGAGGTACCTGAGCTACCCGATGTTCCAGACTCTCCAGAGGTACCTGAGCTACCTGATGTTCCAGACTCGCCAGAGGTACCTGAGCTACCCGATGTTCCAGACTCTCCAGAGCTACCCGATGTTCCAGACTCGCCAGAGGTACCTGAGCTACCTGATGTTCCAGACTCACCAGAGGTACCAGAGCTACCTGATGTTCCAGACTCGCCAGAGCTACCTGAGCTACCTGATTGACCTGAGCTACCAGATGAACCATTAGCACCGCTGGTACCTGAGCTTCCGTTAGCACCGCTGGTACCAGAGCTGCCAGAAACACCAGAGCTACCAGAACTACCAGAAACACCAGAGCTACCGCTAGAACCATTGCTTCCGCTTTGTCCGCTAGAACCGGAGCTTCCAGATTGACCCGAACTACCAGACGTTCCTGATTGTCCAGAGCTACCAGAGCTTCCGAATACGCTAATATTGCCGTTTTGATCCTTAGCTTTTATTTGGCTACCTTGTGAAAATAGTGTAACGTAACCTGCTGGTGGATTCGCTGGACCTGTACCTGAGGTACCCCATTGTCCAAATTGAATTTCTCCTTCGTTCTGTATGCGTAATTTACCGCTCATAGTAATTTATTAATTTAGTGACCATGTAAATCCATCTTCTATAATAGCAAATCCGCCGTTATCTGAGATAATTAATGGTTGGCAAAGACTGGTCATGTCCTCGTTTATATAGTAAATTGAATTGTTAAAATCTATAATACAATCATTCGCAAATCCTGAATAATAGATTATATTTTGGAACGTTTCATTATCTGAAATGTATGTATATTGTACAACTTCTGGAGGCGTATAATTCGCCATTACCATTTGTCCTTCATCAATCAATAATCCTGCTGAAGGATCTAAGGTTGGAAAGTTTGTATTTAAAACTTTATAAGAATAATTTCCAGGAGGAAATACTTCGAGTATACCATTTAGCGGATCGTCCGGTGATTGGTACTCTACTACTTCTATATTAAACTTAACAAATCTAGAATTACGGTTTAGTATTTGGGGTACAACGTAACTCAGATGATTAGTATACAGGGATTTAAATACTATAAGAAAATAGTCACCATAATCCTGAATTGAATTATCAAGAGTATCTGCATATATTGCAAATTGGTTATTAGTTCCTACACTTAAATTAATCATCTATCTTAGTTATGTTGTAGCTATACATGTTATTAATCCTCTATAAGCAGAAGTAATAATTGGAAGAGGTACTGGAGAAGTATTAGTATAATAATAGGTGAAAGTAAATCCTGAAACTGTTTTATTACTGATGTAACTAAAATAAGCATATGGAGATCCCCCATTGTCAAAAACTATCTGAGTATTATTAATATCTCTCCAAGCATAGTTATTAGATGCCCCTGGCCCAGTTTGTGTGTTATCGCCTGTATGTTGTCCAACAACGTTATAATTAGCATTTGCAAATGAACTTGGAAAAGTTACTGCGTATTCCGCTTTAGCAAAATAGTTAGGTCCCGTTGAACCAGTTGCAGTTGTAAATGCAGTGTAATCTAAACTAGTAGAAAACATAGGTATTGTAGAAGTTCCTGATGTTCCGGAGCTTCCTGAGCTTCCAGAATTTCCTGATGTTCCTGAGCTTCCAGAATTTCCTGATGTTCCTGAGCTTCCTGAGCTTCCTGAGGTACCAGAGCTACCAGCACCAGTTCCGCCAGCACCTAGAATAGTAATGTTGCCTGCTGGATCTTTTATTCTAAGTTGAAAATCACTACCGTAATAAAGTGAACCGTAACCAGCAGTACCCGAAAATCCTGAAGTCCCACTAGTAGAGAAAAGTATCTGACCGCCCGTTGCTCCTAGTTTTAGTATACCTGCCATATTTTGTCTTAATTAATATAGAGTATGTATTCCGTAGAAAATGACATAATAAACAAAAAAAAAGGCCAGAAAATTCTGACCATAAAACTCTTCACCGCGTAGAAGAAGTTTTTTGTTTCTATATAGAAAACTGCTTATGGAGCAGCGTTGAACGTACAACCACTAAACGTAGTAGCTATTGGTGCTTGTACTTGGAATGCCATAGCTGGCTCTTGTGCAGTCAGAGTTAATGTGTAACCATTTAAATCTCCTACAGCTTGACCGGATACCGATGTACCCGCGCTTACTACTGCGCCTCTAGAATAGCCCATAAGAAATGCATTACCGTTATTATCGGTAAAAAATACTTTGAGATTTCTGTTGCGTGCAATTAGTAATAACTCGTTTCTTTTCGAGGCCTCCATTTTTTGTAAGTTCAGAGTAAGTGCTTGTTCGAAAAATGCGGTCCCATTCTCATTAGAGATATTAAATGTCTCCGTGAATGATCCAACATTTTTAGCGATTTGGAATTCGTAAAACGCTCCAGACTCGCCCGTAGCACCGGTAACTAAAGATTCAGTACCAGCACTTGATGAAAGTGTTAGTGTTCCTAAATCCGCGTTAGAACTTATATAAACAGAACCTGAGATCCCGGCTATACTGTCTATACAGTCTAATGGGATTCCATACGTTAAATTACAGCTCATTTTGTTATAATATATTGATTTTCAATTAGTTATGTATATGATTTTTGTCTTATACATTTTGTTTTTATAAGAGTGTGACCGAAGTCACACTCTTTTTTAATGTTTAACTATTAAGCTACCGTAGATATAAACTGGTTGGCAATAGCAGCCGTCCCCATCCTAAAACCAGCCAAAAACTTGACATTATCCTGAGACGGATCGTAGTAGAATCGGAATTTATCCTGATCGTCCATTAAGCCAGTCCCGAAGAATGCATACTTCTTAGGTCCGAGAATAACAGTTGGAGCTAAAGGAGAACCAGTATCTGTGATTCCAGGTGCTAAAAATACCTTAATATTCGTGCCTGGCCAGATGAATGAATTTTCCGGAGATCCTGAGACATTAGTAATGTTAGGATATTGCAGAAGAATCGAGTTACCTTTTAGCTGTAAAGCCTGTACCAACTTAGAATAAGTTGCAGCAGACACGTAGGCTACAAGGTCATCCTCCTGTAATAGAGCTGTGTTAGCAGCACTGTAAAGATCTACTAAATCCCAAAATGCTTGATAAGCAGTTGAAGCAGCAGCAAAATCAGCAGCAACTGAAGTTCCGTTGATTCCGCCTTCAGCAACAGATGTTTGGAATACTAATCCATCAAGAGTAGATCCGTCACCGTTCCAGATAGTCTGTTCGATGTATTTGTTGATTTCTCTAACTTTTAAATTTGCAATCGCAGCTTCAAAAGGCACGCTTTCTTGATAAGCAGAAGGATTCATCTGTGAGGAGATCCAGTAGTCACGAAGTACCTGCGGACAGAGGTCTTCTTTTAGCATCTTCGTAGCGACCACTAAATCCTGTTGTGTAAATACAGTAGTGTTAGAACCAACTTGACCAGCGCCGAATCCGCAGGCGTAGTCCTTAATGTCAGTTGTAACTCCAAGAATGTTGATTGCTGAAGTTCCAGCAGTTTTTCCAGCTTGAACTGTAAGATTTGAAACGGATTGTGGTTTTAGTACCGCTCTAGTTATGAGATCAGTACTCAATTCATCGGTGTATGGTGTAAGACCACCTAAATTAAAACTCATAGTTTATTTTTTTATTAGTTTTTTAGTGAAAATTTTAAGTCTTTAAATCTGTCCACTATATCAACAGATTTATTTTCATTTGCTTCTGATAGAGTAGGAATTTTTCCAGCAGCAGGAGCTTTAGCGAAAGCGTTGTATTTTTCTTCCATTTTCGCCATTTTCTCTTTCATGTCTGCCATTTCTTTGATCATAGGTTCCATAGCAGCCATTACTTTTTTCATAGCTTCTTCTACCTTTTCATCAATTTTTTTCTCTACCTTATCTTCTAAAGCTTCTTTGATAGGCATCGCAGGTTCTGAACCGTCAATTGGAGATTGCTCTTCCATTTTAACTTTGTCCGTACCTTTTTCTACTTCAATTTCTATTTTAGACTCTTCAGATTCAGCTTCTTCCACGGAAACGATCTTTCCAGCATCGTCTACAACGATTTTCTTTCCAGATTCTGTGATGTGTTCGCCAGTAGGAGCAGGAGATTTAGATCCGTCTTCAGCAACTACCATGAGTTCTGCGCCAGGAGCAAATTCTTCAGCCTCTACAACAGTTTTTCCATCCTTTAGTTTCTCAGATGCAAGTTTAACTTGTAATCCTAAGATGACTCTTATAGAATTTAGTTTGTTTTTGTAACTAGTCATAAGAATTGTATTATTTGTTCGATTATAAATATGTCAATTTAATTAGTGACATTTCCTAAGAGGAAATATTTTAAGAATTAAGTATTGACATTATTGATTCTACCATTTCTTTAGTTTTTTCAATGTCTTCTAACTCTTCTTTGTCAATAAAGTTGCCTTCAATAGAAAAACCATTATATTTACCTTCTTTTATCCCTTTCCACACGTCGGAATCAGTAACTTTCATCTTAATCATCCAAGTTCCTATTGGTACATCAAGATTATAAACTGAATTTGCCTTGTCATTTTCGTCTTCTACTATCCAAGATTCAAAAACATAAGAACCAGCATCAACATTTTCGTTATGTTCAATGTTTGTGTCTTTGTTTCTTAGCTCTTTCATGAATTTTTCCTGAATTTTAGCTATAGTTGCGGCAGAAAACTTAACATAATACTCTTCGCCGGTGTCTAAATCTTTTCTATAGATTTCCATATCAGGAATCATAGCCGGTCCAACTACAATTTGTTGGTCTTTTTCTATAGCAAAAGCAAATTTGCTCATTGCTTCTGAATGCTTAGGATGGGATTTAGGTAACAAGTCATTATCTTGGGTGTAGTCTTTATCCGATGGTGCAGATCCAGATAGGATCTTTAAGAAAGCATTTACTCTGCCCATTGCCCATTGGTTACGCCCCATGCCTTTACGACCTGGTGTTCCTACTGAGTATGCTCCTGCACCTCTACGCCAAACTGCTTTAAGCATACCAAGATCTGCTTTTTGTGAATCTTGCGGGTTCTTTTCGTTGTGTTCTTTAATCTTATCTTTTAAAGAAGTCTCTACTTCTTCCGATACTTCAATTCCACCTCTAGTTGTTTTAGTGTCACCTGGTTCATTTTTTTCTGAACCCGTTCTACCTCTTTCTTCTTTTGGTATTCTTGCTATCGGTCTTTCAGCAAATGCTTCTGCTTTGATAGGTACACAATTAGGAGCTCCATCTGGTTTTAAGCCAATAGCTTCGTAACCTTTCCAACATGGATTATCTTTTCCTTCTAAAAATTCTTCTTCTAGTATTGGTCCGCCAGCTATCCAAGCATCGCAAGTTCTGTCTGCTGCACATTTAAAATCAAATGCTTCACAATAACCTAATTCGCCTGCTGTTATAGCGTCATACGGATCCGCTGCAGGCTCTTCGCCAATTCCTGCAGCTATACATGCTAACATAGATTTAGTGCGTACAAAGAAGCCGCAATTGCCGCAGGTTGCACTTCTAGCGTCTTCTACTGACGTATTAAACTTGTCAGCTTTTGCTTGCCAATATTCTTCATTAGGTTCATCCGGGTTTAACGGACCGTAGTTAGCTGATTCTATAGCTTCTTGTCTATTAGCTATATTTAATTCTATATCTACTGTAGATGCTGGACATCCGTATTCATTAAACTTACGTTTTTTCTTACCTACTTCATCTACATAAGGTGGTAAACTAGAAACGTCAATGCTCATTTTAGCACGCATCATCTTAGCACGAATCTTTTCTAACTTGTTCTGTGCCCATTCTATTCCAGCTGTTCCTCCCCATGCGTCCCACATAAGTCCACCACACGATTCAGAATAGGGGTTGTCTTTATGCTGGGCATGTCTAGCAAAGCTAGCCATACGTGCTATGGTTTCTTCTGAAATTGGTTCTCTGTTTGCTAATTGGTTAGCTCTAGCCTTTCCTATAGCAGTTCCGCAATCACCCCAACCGTTTTCTTCTGCCCAAGCTAAAGCACGCTTAGCAGCATTAGTTGCTGATTCCGGGTAGTCAGTATAAGATTCAAATTCCATTTCTTTAACTTTACTATGTGCTTGATCCCACATAGAATAGCAAATAGCGGTAGCTTGGTCTGCTTCTTTGCCTTCTTCACCAACCAGTACACTCATACATCTAGAAATAAATTCATCTTGCGACTCTTTAGCACCAGGTTCTACAAACTTTTGCTTTTTAAAGTGTACCCAGAATTTTTCTATAGCTGGCTCGTCTACTAAGGCAATAGCAGATACGCCCGAATCTTCAGTTTCGTCTAAAACCTCTAATTCAATTACGCGTTTATTTTTTAAATTTTTGTCCATTATCTTCTTATATATTATAAATATAAAACCTTAGATTCTTGCCAATTGTGAAATTTTATGGTTGGCTTCTTCTTCGCTTCTTAATTCGGAAGCTACCACATAAGTTTTTATTACCGGTGAAGATTGTTGTGCCATCATTTCTTGTAGATCAGTCATAGAAGGTGTCATACCTCCCATTTCATATCTTCTGTTTCCAGATTTATTAATAGCATTTAGTAAAGGCATAAAAGATTTTGTTGCTCTTTTATTAATTACAAATTCACCACCTTCTAGTTCTCCGTATGCGGATTTAATTCCACCTTGGCTATGACTAGGTCCAACTAATAAACCACCTTTTGCAAATTTAGAACCTGTTGGTTTAGCACTTTCAGCTCCTGATTTACTGGATTCTTGTCCGGCTTTGTCTATTTCAGCAATTCCTTTTACTGCTCCTGCAATAGCACCCGCGATTCCTATACCTGCACCAATTTTTGTCATTAATATTCCTTTTGCTGTTGCAGCTGCGTTAGCTGCAAATCCAACTGGATTTAGAAATGGACCGCCTAGAATAAGACCGTTTCTTATACCAGCAGCAGTTTGACTAGCTATACTCGCTGAACTATCAACTAATATTTTACCTATTGCTGCACCTTGTGAAAGTACAATAGCGGCTTTTTG